ATGAAAACCGCCGACCTCGCCGGCAAGCTGCTCGACCGCTGGGTGGCCAAGGCCATCGGCCAACCCCCTGGGCCGGCCTACTCAAGTGACTGGGCCGCCGCCGGCCCATTGCTCGAAAAGGAGCGGGTCATGATCTCCCCCATGCCCGGCAAAGGGTGGATCTGGTGCGCCGCCGTCGTGTCGCTCACGGGCAACCCGCGCTACCAGGAAGGCCTCACGCCACTCCAGGCGGCCATGCGGGCATTGGTCGTGTACCGAATTGGGGTGGAAGTGTCAGACGAGGAGTAGCCCTACTGGCTCTTGAACTGCCCGTGCGGCGCCATCAACCTCTGCGCCAAGCCCTCGTGGCCCATCTCTGGCTCCAATCTGGGCTACGGTGTAAACTCCGGCCCGCCGGTTGAAGTGCCGGACGTGATGACCCTGCTTGTGCCGTGTCAATGGCGGTTCGCGAGAACCGTGAAAGTACGAGAGGTGGAAATCGGTGCCACCCCCTGCAGGGCCGTCCAGAGGAAGCCCCTGATCGCAAGGTCAGGGGCTTTGTCTTTTTTGGGGCAGTAGGGTAACGGTGTCCACGCCTTCCCCCTTCTGGGGGCTGGGCCGAATCCAGTGGATCCACACGCCATGCATCCATGCCCCGCAGTAGATCACGCACAGCAGCAGGATCCCCCACTGCTGGGCCGTCCACGCGGCATAGAACCACCCGGGCTGCCCCAGCATGCCGAAGATGCAGGCCCAGCGGCGAAGGCGGTCCGTGCGGGTCTGCGACAGCCAGGCCGCGAGGGCGCCGAACAGCGCGATGGTGATCTGGTCCCATGTCATGGCCGAAATTGTGCGCCACTGGATAAACAATCAGTAAGAATACTTCCACCAAGGGTGTGAGCTGGAACTGAAGGTCAGCCCCGCCAAACCAGCCAAAGGAGAACTTCAATGACCATGTGGAAAACAGAAAACCATTTCGTCCAAGGAAAGATTGAGACCACGCGGGTTGTGCTTGGCAGCGTCACCTGCATGCGCACCAAAGAGACCTACTTCAACTTCATGCAGCATCACGGCGCATTCGCCGAATTTGAGGTCGTGTGCCCAGGGTGCAAAATCCCGGAGACCTTTGGACCCAAAGACGTTCTCAGGGAAGATGAAGACTGAGCGACACTGACGCGGTGCGCGCCACCAACGCCGCGCGGAGCTGCACCACGTAGCCTTCGCGCCGGTCGATCTCAGCCAGTTCCCCGCGTACCAGCACCCTGGGGTGAGCTCCAGGCCTGAGTGCCATGCTCGCAGTCTTCTCTTCCCCCAGCGGCGGGGGCGGCACTCTACTGGGGCTCATCCGTCTGACGCTGCCCACGATGCGCCGGCGATACAGTCCACACCGCCGCTCGGCCTTTTACTTCTTGCGTTGTAAGCACTGCGGTGTACTATCGGATCGATGTCAGGTTACTTTTTCGTTACATATCGCCCTCAGCCACGGGCTTTTTTTGTGTCCACAGGGTCGTGCCTGTGAGACCTGTGCCGCTTTCCGCTGCCGATGTTCTTTCGGCGGACTTCGATGTTTTCCACGACACCGTGGGGTCCTGGGACAACTACGATCGGGCCGCTTTTTCCGCGCTTCACGCGCGAGCGGTGGAGCTTTCTAAAACTGATGTCGCCGATGGGAATCTCATATTGGCGAAGTTGGCATCCGTTTTGGGAAAAGACGAAGAGGTGGAGCGCTGGTGTCGCAATCTGGAGCACAACAACTTCAGGGAGCAAGCCATGCACATGCGATTCCAGCATTTTGTGAACATGGGATTTGCGACGAAAGGCCAAGATATCTTGCCCAAGATCATCGCCAATCGCTCAGACCAAAACCTGGTTCACCTGATGCACGGAGCGATCGCGCTGGGTGCGTTCAATGCTGCAAAAAATGCTTTGGAGAATGCGGATATGCGTAAAGAAAACCTCGGACCAACGAACTACATCGACAAGATAAAGGCGAATCATCCTGTCGTGTTGGAATTGGGACTTGAGGACGCTCACGTCGCAAGAATGTTTGACGAGGCGGGTGCTGTCTTGCGCGAAGCACGACGGAACTGGGCCAGCTACGACCTCTCGATCATTGCGCTCCCTCGCGCAGCCGGTGGTCCTGCAATGTCCGTGGAGTGGCCAATTTTGGTGAGCCCAGCAGAGGCTGCCCGTTTGACTTGGCTTCTGACGGATCGCTTGGTCGAGAAAGAGTTGGACCTTCCCGGGTTCAGCGTGGGCTTTTTGGGCCTGACACTGCAATGACCATCGCTGCCCACGATATCCTGACAACCGCAGAAAAAATCTGCGGCTTCTCAAATGAGGCTGGCTATCGTAGTGCGATCTCGCGCGCCTACTATTCAGTCTTCCATTGCTGTCTTGAGTGGGAAAAATCTTTGGCCATACCAGGCTCTGGAAGCGGGCATGAAGGTGGACATCACCAACAGCTAATAAATCGCCTTCGGAATCCGGCGCCAGAGGTCAAAGACCCAGCGACCCGCATGCTCTCGAAGAAAATTGCGGCGCGGGTTGAAGCACTACGCACAAAACGCGTAGCCGCTGACTACCTGCTGTCCTCAGCAGGTCACGCCGCGGTGGACGCGCAAAACTGTTGCGCTCAAGCAACCGATGTGCTCCAGCAAATTACGGCCACTTTGGTGGCGCCCCCAGCGCAAGCGCTGCCGTCGACACCAGCTGCAGCTCAGGCAGCGTCTACTCCTATCCCGCCACCTGCCTCGCCAGGAGGCGGACGCCCAGGGTTGAAGCGGATCCGCTGACCTCCTGCGCTGGTCGCCGCACGCCTGTGCACCACTCATCGAAGTAGAAATCGGAACATTCAGCCCCGCACACTGGATCATCGTCCTGCACGTGCGACAACGCTTCACCACCCCCAAAACTCGACAGCCTCAGACACTGAAGTGACAGGCGCAGTGCATGTCACCAGCGCCGCGCGCAGCTGCACCTCGTAACCCTCGCGCCGGTCGATCTCGGCCAGGGCCGCGCGCAGCAGTACCCACGGGTGCGCGCCGGGCAGCAGCAGCTCGGTTGGCATGGCGGGCCGGGCGGGCACAGGCTCGCGGCACTCCACCGGCACGGGCACCAGCGTTCGGCCGGCGGGAGCGGGGTTCGCGCAGCCCACCAGCGCCAACACGCCCAGCAGCAGGAAAGCTGCCCTCATGGTCGCACCCTCCCCTGCAGCCACTCGTCGCCCAGCGCCTGCATGCTCGCGCACAGGTCGGTAGGCTTGCTCGGCTGCAGGCCCAGGGTGTGGTCGGCGCGCTGTTGGTGGGTGCGCGCGGTGTTGGCGGCAACGGCGCGGGCTGGCGCCGCGGCGGCGGCGCGCTTGGCGGCAAGCTCGCGCAGCGCTTCGGTTGCATCGCTACAGGCGAGGGCATCGGCGCGCGCGGTGTCTCGCTGTTCGATCGCCTTGGCGAGCACATCACGCTGGCCGAGGTAGGCCCAGCCCAGGGCGGCATTGGCCAGCAAGCTCAGCACCAGGACGGCGGCCCCGGCGCTCATTGGCCCCACCTCGCGCAGATCGGCCGCCCGTCGAACCAGCGCGCGCAGTGCATGACCTGCACCCAGCGGTCGCCGTCCTTGCGCCACACCGTCAGCTGCAGGTCTGCCATGTCGGCGGCAGACAGCTCGCCGCGCAGCAGCTGCGTGCGCTGGCCCGGCACCGTGCTGCAGCGATCGAAGCATAGGTGCGGTTGCACCCAGCCATCCCAGCCCCTGTAGGCCAGGCTCACGCCCGGAAGCGCATAGGCCGTGGCAATGTACTGCTCGGGGGCGGGCGCGGCCGGAGCGGTCAGGAAGACCATGCCCAAGATCGTTTCGATGATCATTGCGCCAGGCCCTCCAAGCAGGTTTTGGTCTCGTCGGCCCGGCGGTTCGCCAGACCCTGCACGAACCTCATCTCCGGTCGGCCATCGGCCAGCATGCGCCCCGTGCGCACGTACGACCACACCAACTTGCCGGCGTTCGACCTGCTCAGCCGCTCGCACCCCAACTCCCAATCCCCCACGTTCCACGCGACCATGGCCTGGCTGGCACAGGTGTTGCCCACGCCGTTGTTCCAGGCGTGGCTGGTTGCCATGTCGAACACGGCCTGCGGCGGCAGCCGCGTGAAGCAGTTGGCCAGGCGCAGTTGCAGCGCCTCGATCGCTGCGCCCTCCTCCTGCGCGCACTGCTGTACGGTCCAGCGCTGGCCCACCACCAACGGCCTGGTAGTGACGTGCTTGGTGAGGCCCTTGCACACGGTGGGCAGGCCGCCGGCAAGCTGGTCGGCGTAGACCAGGCCCGGGTCGCGCTGGTCGGGCTCCCACTTTCCCAGGAACGCCATCACGGCGCCGGTGGCCAGCAGCAGGCTGCCCGCCAGATGCGGGAAGTACTTGGAGCGATCAGTCATCGTCGGCCCCCAAGGCTCCCAAGTCGGTGTCGCTGTGCAAGCCCTTGCGCAGGCGGGCCACGCGCAGCTGGTGCTCGACCTCCTGGCGCGCATTGCTCTTGCGCTTGTAGTACCAGGTGAGAACCAGGCCAGCCACGGCGATAGCTGCGCCGAAGAGTCCCAGGAACTCGTTCGATGTGAACCAGCTCCAGCTGGTCAGGGCTGCACCCGTCACGATGGTCTTACTGCCGGCAGCGCCAAGCTGATCGATGGTTTCGTTTTTCATGGGCCCACGGCCTCCGGTTCAAGGTCCACCAGCGGGGCGTATGCCGCCCACAAGGTGCAGGGGTCAAAACGCCAGGCATCGGGCCGGCGCAGCATCGCTGCCACGGCCTCGCTGCACACCCAGCGGGTCTGGTCATGGCCAAGCACGCGCAGAACGAAGCCAGCCAGACCCAGCAGGTCATAGCCCTGGCCTTCGTGTGCGCGAATCCAGGCCCATGCCTCTCCGACGTCGCCAGCCACGTCCACCAGGTCCCAGTGCTCGGGCTTCAAGGTCATGTGCTTGACGCGCACACCGTGGTCCAGGAATGAGCTGCTGGCGCAAATGGCCTGGCCGATCTGGCTTGTGCCCAGCACCAACTCGCAGTGGCTGTAGGGGCCGCGAAGCCACCAACTGGTTAGCCGGTTGAAGAGGCGCGTCTTGCCTTTGTAGAACGCGATCTGCATCAGACGCCCCCCAGTCCAAGCTGCGCACGCGCGGCTGCCACAAAGCCCGTCCACGTCGCCATGGTCGCGGCCAGCCCTGCAGGGCCAACGGCGCCCCGCGCTTGTTCCTTGCGCAGCAGCCGTTGCGTGCGGATCAGCTCCTGGGCGCCACGCCACTGCGTGGCAACTACCAGGATGTCTTCTGCTGCCGCTGCCGGCGGCCAGCCCTTGGCGTTGGCCCAGCTCTGGACCATGCCAGGCACAGGCGGCTCGTAGCCGGCATCGACGAAGGCTTGCGCCTGGCGCTCGGCCATCTCGTATTCGGCCTGGCGCAGGCCGATGGCGGCGCTGTAGATCGCATCCACGTCCGCATCGATGCGAGCAACCGCCACCGCGACTTGGGCCGGCCAGTCGTCGTAGGTCAGCTCCTTGTGAGGGTCACCCAGAAGCTGGTTGTCGGTCACCCAACCACGCAACTCGGGCACAAAGCTGCAGGGCAGCGTGCCGGACAGGACCACGGCACCTGTGGAGTCTTTAAGGGTCCACATGGTGCTTACCCCACGAAGCCAGCCAGGATGGCTGTGGTCCCAGCTGCAGACCCCTTGGTGCCTGGGGGTGTGGACGCGCGGCGGTCAAACGCAGGCGAGGTCAGGTTCTGGTTCATCAGCAGCTTGCCCGCCGTGGACACCTTGCCGCTGGCACCCAGCGCCGCAGCTTCCTGTGCTACCCCGATCACCGAGGCGGCGCCGGCAAGGCCCATCGTCTGGGTGTGCGTCGCGGTACTGCCCTGCGTACACATGGCCACCAGGAAGCCGGGGCTCAGAATTTCGAACCAGGACACGCTTGGGGTCCATGCTGCCCCGGTGAACACCGTCAAGCCAGTGCCAGATTCCCGGGCAAAGTCAGAACCGTGGACCCAGGCCGAGTAGCTACTGGAATTGCTGGCAACCCATGACATGGTAATGGTGACAGGGCCAGCTCCTGGTCGGTCCAGAATCGCTACTACGGATGACGCGGTGCTGGACGGAGCGGTGCGGACCAGGTTCCCGGCGTTGTCGTACTCCTGCATGCAGTTACCCACCACCGCATTCGACGCCAGCCAAAAGCCTCCACCCTGTTTGGCAGTAATCTGGCTTGTGTGTTGGTCCACCCCCGAAGACAGCGCTTGCGGCAGCAGCACAGTGGTCAGCAGGGTCAGGGTGGGGTCATAGACCTTGAAGCTCTGGGTCGTCAGGCTGGTGCATTCGGTGGTGACGATATTGCCGTTTGCAACCTCGATCAACTTGCCTTCCAGGCGCCCGCAGTAGAAACCAGTCCCACCGCCGTCGTACAGGTTGGAACCCGTGGTGATCTGCACCACAGAACCCTGCAGTACGCCCGAGGCATTGAACCGGGCCATGCGCTGGCCTTGGGCAGCAGCGGTCTTTGCCCAACGGACGATGAAGCCTCCCCCGGTCTGCGCAAGGACAACCACAAAGTTTGGTGTCTGCGTGACTTCAGCCGTGGTCATTGCGCCCTGCAGCACGCCCGAGGCGTTGAACCGCTTGAAGACCATGTTGCCGCTGTCGGGGTAGGCAATCACGAAATCACCGTTCGCCAGCGTCGTGACGTTCCAGTCGTAGCCGCTGTTGCTGGCCACAGTTCCGACAGTCACAGGGGCAAGCACAGTAGCGCCCGTGGTGGCGTTGTACACCCCCATGGTCAGCACGGTGCCTTCGCTCCAGATGACTGCCACGTTACTGGCCCCGGCACGTGTCACCCGGTTTGGCCCACAGGTGGCCGCAGACATGGTGACCTTAAACTTCAGCGCACCGCCGGCGCTGAAAAAGCCAAGGTTCATGCCCGTGAGGTTGTTGGCGCCATTGCCCGTATAGGAGTACAAAAACTCACCGTTGGGCATGGGCAGGATGTGCCGAGAAAACAGCCCACTTGTGGCATTCATGCCCCAGGTACTGCCGCCAGAGGGGTTGTTTGCAGCCACCAAGGCAGTTACACCAGCAGCAGAGTTCTGAACCGCCAGTGGGAAGGCATCGGACACCTTGCGCATCCAGCCGCCTGTGTCGACCTTCACCAGGTCACCGGCCGCGATTGCTGCCGCCGCCGTGATGTTCAGGGGCTGGTCTACAGCGTCAACGGTCGAAGAAATAGTGCGTCCCATGCTTATGCCTCCTGAAAGCCAAAGCCAACTGCAGACACGCCCGCCGCACTCGCGCGGGCAACCAGAAACTGACCAGACCCCATGACGATGGCAGTGCGCTCCAGCACTCCGGCGGGCGCCAGGTAGGTGTCGTACTCGATCCAGTCTCCAGATGTGGGCATCGCCGTGGCCGCCAGCGCCACCCTCACCGTGACCGCAACCGCCGTTCGGTTGCAAAGCGAGAGCGTCAGCGTTGTGGTGACCCCGGCCGGGTTGTAGAGCGTGGTGTCCGCGCCGGCCGCCAGGTCCAGGCCAAAGAGTTTTCCTTGAGGCATATCGATCAAGCTCCAGAAAGAAAGAAGACCTTGGCGCGCGACTGCACGGGGGCCCATTGGTAGACGCCGGCAATCACGAACAGCGCCAGGGGCTGGGCCTGGACAGGCGCCACCGGCAGCCCGAGCTGCAGGCCGGTCAGCGAGCTGACGTAGCCCTGCACCCAGTTCGTACTGGCCAACTTCTGGCTGTTGTCGGCGAGGGGCAAAACTTCGGCCGCTGTCACGGCACCAGTCATGGCCAGGGCACCGGCGATGGTTTGATCGCCGATAAAGGCGTTCCCGCCGGCAAGGTTGGCTTTGGTGGCCAGGCCCGTGGCAAGCTGACCGGTCTGGCCGGCCACGCCGTCGAAGCCCAGTTCGATGCGCTGGAACTCGTCCTTGAGGACCTGTTCGTCCACCCGCTGGCCGGGCAGCGGGTTGAAGACACGGTGGTAGAAGGTGTTGGCCATGGTTTACCTGTCCAGGCGGCGGGGGGTGTAGAGCACCGACACGCTCTGCAACGTGTGGGGCAGCTCGGAGGCGGAGCGGCTGACAAATGCCAGGCACAAGGTGGTGCCGACGCCGTCCACGCGGATCTTGCTGAGCGCGTTGCGTGGCACGCTGTAGTAGCTTTGGCCGTAGTTGCTGATGCTGTAGTACGCGCCGTTGGCGGCCGGTGCCACATCCACCACATCGGTCAGCCCGATCTCGGGATCCCCCAGGCTGTACTCGCCCTGGACCTGCAGGCCGCACGCGCTGCGGTTGCGGCTCTCCAGGTCGCAGCGTCGGAACCGCTTCTTCTCCATCGGGCTCTTCACGTGGTTGAACGCCAGCTTGAGGTAGGCCACGATCTCGGCGCCGTCGAAGCTGCGGCCGCGATCGACCTCGTACACCATGCCGTTGTCGCTGCCGAAGAAGGTGCGGCTCTCGCCTGCGATCACATCGGCGCATGTGCATGACACCACGCGGCCGTAGTTGATGGGCAGGAAGGCCAGCGTTCCGCCTTCCGCCGTCGGTATGGGCGTGATGCTCAGCGCATCGCCGGTGGCGAAAAACAGGCGCATGCGGTTGTCCGCCCGGTTGACCACCGAGGCCACCACCTTGCGCGACGTGAGCAGGGCCTGGATGCGAGCCGACACCGGCGATCTCGTAAAGTTGCCGAAGGCCTGCGTGGCGCTGACCACGGCAACGCCCAACGTGTCGAACACCAGCACGCGCCCCAGGCTCTGCACACTCCAGCGCTGCGCGCCCACGTCGTCGGCGAAGTTCACGAAGCGCCAGTCCGCGCTGCTACTGCCGTACAGCACCCAGGTGCGTGCGGCGGCAAACACCATCAGCGCACCGCCGTCGGCGTCCGATGGCAGTACCTGGAACCCCGTGACCACATCGCCGGCCGCGATCTCGGCGGCACCCACCACGGCCGACCAGCGATAGGGGTCCGTGATCGCGCTGTGCTGCACCGAACCCTCGAAGCTGAAGAACAGGTGGCCCTTGTGCGCCACGCAATGCACTGGCTTGTCGACGGTCATGCCGGTGCTGATCGGCACCAGTACCTCACCGTCGAACTCAAAGCCGCGGTTCACACCATCGGCGCCATAGATCCGCTGCACGCCGGCCCGGCCAGTGAAGTTGTAGACCACGGCATCGAGGCGGCCGCCCGGCAACTGGGCTATGGCCGTCTCGGCGCCGCTGGCGGTGGCAGTTACGCCGGCGGTAAAGGCGCCAACCGTGAAAGCCCCTCCGCTCGGCGCCGTGACGATGAAGCGCCCCTTGGCCGTGCCGGCTTGCCAGGTGCCGGACTCTGTCACCACGCGCTTCACGATCGCCGACACCGCGCCCTTGGTGATGTTGGCGCCCACAGCAGGCTCTGTGCCGCTGCCGCCGCTGAAGGCCAGCTCGTAGTTGTGGAAGACCTGCGACCACCCGGCCGCCGTACTCTTGAAGACGTTGCACACGGTCGCGGCCACGTTGTCACGCCAGGCGTACATCGTGCCATTCAATACGGCAATGCCACGTACCGCCCCGGAGCCCGGCACGGCATCAATGTCCGCGCGGTAGTGGTCGGCCGCCAGTGCCATGAAGGTGTTGTCATCGAAGCCTGTGATGTCCGAGGCGTTGCCGTCGAACACACCCACTGCATTGCCCGCCACGGTCAGCGACTCGCCCACGGCGAAAACACCGGTCACGCGCGTGACCACGATCTGGGCAGCGGTGCGTATCGCGATGACCCGGGCCGTTGCCGTCGACGTAGCGCCGGTCACGGTGTCGCCCACCACCACGCCCATAAAGGCGACGGCGGCGCGCAAGCACCGGTAGGCGGCGTCACTGGGGCGCGCGCGGCCGTCGAAGCGCTCGTAGCCGCCCACTCGCTCGTAGCCCTCAAGGGCCGAGCTCTCGTAGTTGATGGCGCTGATCACCACGCCCGGCCGCAGCGTGAGCTGGGCAGACTCGGTGTCCAATCCCCCGGCCAGCGGGAAGTACTGGGTCTTCAGCGGCGGCATCTTCATCTCGCTCATGCCAACGGCCTCGCGCCAAAGCCGGGTCGGGGCAACTGCGATTGCGCCAGCGCGGAGAAGCCCATGCTGTAGTTCTGCTCGGCGCGCTGGTAGACCTCGCTGGCCGCGTCGAAGCCGCCGTACTCGCGTAGCGCACGCCAGGCAATCAGGTTGTGGAAGCGCGCTGGCAGTGGCGGCTCGTCGGCATCCAGCGTCATGTCCACCACGTCGCGGACATAGGAAGCGCGCACCTGGTGGACGCTGTCCGGCGTGGGCCCGACCAGCAGCTCCCCGCCGGGCGCAATGCTCCAGCAGCGAAGCGGCCCAGGAGAATGCGCGCCGACCAAAAAGCGCGAACGGAACTGGTCGTACGGCAAGAATTGCAGCCCGCGCTCCGAGGCCTGGCCATCGGCCACACGCCAGGCGCTTGGCCGGTACTCGGGGTTCTGCTGCTTCCAGCTGGCCCAGTCCGTGAGCGCGAACCCCGGCAGCGCCGCATCAGGCGGCAGCGTGATCCCAGTGGCCTGGCCAAGCGCCTCACCTCGGCGGAACAGCCAGGACTCGTGCGCCAGCGCGATGTCGCGCCATGCCCAGTTCACCCACTCGAACACGCGCGCATCGTCCCCACTGGCGGTGGTGACGGATGCCGGCGGGCCGCCCGACAAGCCGCTCTCGCGCTTGACGGCCCGGGCCAGTTGCAGGAAGTTCACGCCGCGGCCCCTGGATCAGTCTTTGCGCTGCAGAGGGAAGCGTGGCTTGTCCACCCAGCGGGCCTTGAAAGGGTCGTCGGGGAACTCGGGGTCGGGCTCGCGCACCGAGTAGGTCAGTCCTTCGATGTGGTCGGCCATCTCCACCGGCACGCGCACCCACTTCTCGCGCTGGACCTGGATCTGGTAGTTGTTGATGCCGAAGAAGGGCTGCGTCGGCTCGTTCGCCTCGCCCTTGAAGAGCTTGATTTCGACCGTCTGGCCCGAAAAGCCATGCTGCTGTACCTGCACGTCGATGTCGGTATTGCTGCCAGCGGCTTCTTCGGCAGCGGCCGCTGCTGCGGCCTTGGGTTGTGCTTTTGCCATGGTGGTTTCCTTGATGAAGGGGCCGGCAGACCACCGGCCCCTGGTTTGCTGATCGCCAGTGCGCCTTGTTAGGCGCTGACGCCGTGCTCGATGCGCGTCATCCAGGCGTCGTTCAAGATCGCCGCCGCAGACCACAGCTTGAAAGCCACATGGCCGCGCTGGCCCATGGGGTCGCTGTCGCTGGGCTTGGGGTTCACCACGATGGGCGTGAGGCCCGAGCCGGAGGCGGATAGCTGCACCGTGGCGTAGGCTTCCTTGCCAACGACCACCGACTGGTACACGTCCACGTTGGTGCCACCCAGCATGCCGTTCAGCGTCGCGCTACCGGCGTTAGCCAGGGCCGCGTACAGCGTGGACGACATGAAGCGGATGTTCTCGAACGAGCCGACTTCAGCATCGCTGATCGCCTTGAACGAGCCGTAGTTCTGGATGCGCGTGTACCCGTTAGGGAACAGCGTCAGGTTCTGCAGGTCCAGCTCCACGTTGGGGTGGATGAAGCAGATGTAGCACTGCGGGATAGGCGTGGTGCCCACGCCGTCGCTGGCCGCCACCATCGTGGTCAGCGGGCGGGCATCCTGGGCCTTGAGCTGGCGGATGGCCCGGCGCGCCACGTTGGCGGTCATTGCGGTGTTCAGCGTGTTGCGCGCCACACCGTTGGCGTACATCACCTGGGAGCCGGCCTTGATGGTGTTGTACAGGATCATCTCCTGCGTCTGGCCGGCGGTCTCGCCCAGCGATTCGCTCAGCTCGGACAGCACGGGGTCTTCGTGCGTGTCTTGGATCACGTCGGTGATCTGCACGCGCTGGCCGTACTGGTCCAGAGTGGCCGACACGTCGGTGCTCGTGATGTTGCCGGCGGCAGGCGTCACGCCTTCGGTCAGCGGGGTGGTGGTCGGCGCCAGGCGGCCGTAGCGACGCCACTTGACCACCTTGGTCTTGCCCTTGGGCACGGCAGTGACCACGGCGAACTTCGCCATGTTCAGCATGGGCTGGGCACGCTCCAGCATCTTGTCCACCGCATAGGCGGCGGTACGGGGGGTGATATCACCGTAAACGGTCATGAACTACTCCTGATTCGATTGATTGGTCAGGCCGCCGGTTGCCGGGCGAGCCGCTGTCGGCGGAAGTACTCCACGTTCGCCTCGAAGTCGTCTTCAGGCGGCAGGCCTCCCTTGTTGCCGCTGTGGCGGCTGGGCAGACCTGCGGCGGACTGAAGGCGCGCGGCATTGGTGCTCGCGCGCTGGGCGGCCGGCTGTTGAGCGGGCGGCGCATTGCTTGCGGCAGGTTGTGGGTACACCGCAATGGGTGCTTTGCCTGCGCGGCGCAGGTGCGCGTCGTAGGCGTCCATCACGGCGATGGCTTCGCCAGGGTCTTGCCCTTGGTAGAAGGCCGCCTGTATGGGCTGCGGCTGGGTGCGGATCCAGGAGTTGAAATCCTGGCTGCGCACCAACTCCACCGCGTTCGGGTAAGTGTTCTGGAACGTCTGCATCGCGGCCTCGAAGGCGGCGGCGCGCTGTTCCTGCTGGCGCTGGTTGTGCTCTGCACGCAGGTCGTGCAGCGGCTCGACCATGCGGGCGGCGGTCTGCTCGGCCACCGTCGCGGCCTTCGCATCCACTGCCTGCAGGGCTTGCTGCACTGCGCCCACCAGGCCTTCCAGCTCGGGGAAGCCCTTGGCCTTTTCTGCCAGAGCCGCCAGCTTGGTTGCGGCGTCTTCACCGAGCGGCTGCTCGGGTGATGGCGCGGCCTTCTTCAAGGTGGCGTTCTCCTGCTCCAGCCGCTCAAGCTTGGCGCGGGCCTCGGACAGGTTGCGGTTGAGCGCGCCGACGCGGCCAAGCTCACTGCGGGCATGCTGCAGCTGCTGCTGCGTCTGCCGCAGTATCTCGGCGGGGTCGGCGGCCGGTGCTGGCGCGTTTCCGGCGTCAGTGGATTGCGCGGGAGCGGCAGCTGCTGCACCATCTGCTGGCGCGGGCGCTTCCGCTGGTGCGGGTGCCGGCGCTGGTGCAGTGGATGCCTCGGCCGCACGTTCCTGGCGCAACTCGTCGAGAGCTGCTGCCATCTGGTCTTCGGGGTCGAGGTTTTCCGTTCCTGCTGCTGGTGCTGCTGCGCTCATGTTGATCCTTCGGCGTGCCCCTTGCGGGGTAGAGGCGGTTGACACCGGGCACGTCGCCCGTGGTGGCAATGTCGAAGGGATCAAGGAAAAGGCGAACGCTTGGCATTAATGCCGTTGCGCCGTTTTAAGTTTTGTCTTTTGGGTTGCCGCTGCTACATTGATCCGAGGAGGGACAACGAATGACCATAGTGGTAACGATCAAGGTCAACGACGGCATGGTGCTGGCGTCTGACAGTGCAACAACCTTTTCCGACAGCGCCGGGACAACAGTGAAGGTCTACAACAACGCCAACAAGATCTTCAACCTGGTCAAAGGGCTGCCACTCGGCGCGATGACATACGGATCAGGCTCGATCGGAACGGCCTCAATCGCTACACTTTCCAAAGACTTACGCTTGGAGTTTGGCAAGCCCTCAAGCCCGTACCACTTTGATTTCCAAGACTACACCGTTGAGCAGGTCGCGAAGCTTGCCCACCAATTCTTCAAAGACAAGTTTCGGGAGGCATACCCGGACGGCAGGCCGAACGCCAGAATGGGCTACAGAATTACGGGATACGGGGCCACCGATAGCCTTGCCCAAGGATGGGAATTTTATGTAGGAGATGGCTCCGATGATCCGCCAGCGCGGTTCTACACCGAGGACTCCTACGGCCCCCGATGGGCGGGTGATGGCGAAGCGCTCGACCGACTTGTTTTGGGCTACAGCGCCCAAATCTATGATGGGTTGATTGAAGGCGGTTTGTCACCCGACGCCTGGGACTCGGCTCAGGAGTTGTTCGTGAAGCATGCGTATCGCGTGTTGTCGTTGCCAGCAATGCATATTCAAGATGCAATTGAGCTGGCGAAGTATCTGGCGGAAACAGCTGCAAAGTTCTCGCATTTCAGCCTTTTGGCCGCCACTATTGGTGGTCCAATTGAGATCGCTACAATCACGAAACACGAAGGTTTCAAATGGGTAGCAAGAAAACACTACTTTCCATCAACGCTGAATTAAGGAGTCGAGTCATGAATGACTACAACGCGACGAATGATCCAGCCCTGACAAAAAAGGCGGACTTGCTCAAACGTCAGGGTGACGGTGTAGTTGATTACGCTTACCAGAAATCTGCTCCGCTGAAGCCTCTTACGCGTCAGGTGCCAACGCCCGGCCGCAATAGTGACTCCTCAAAAGTGTTCCAAGGGGTCGGCTCCCGAGAAAAGGCCATTTGCTAATTCATGACCAAGGCCCGCAATCGCGGGCCTTGTCACATCTGGGCTTCTGCTAAATTTCGCCCATGCGCACCCTCGCCCTCCTCCTCGCCGCCCTGGCCAAGTAGTTCGATAAACCCTGAAACGTTTGCGCTAGCATGTTGGCTCCAACAACAGAGAGGGACACCCATGAAACGAATTGCAGTACTGGGCCTGGCGGTTGCGGCCTTGGCGGGATGTGGCGGTGGTGGTGGCGACAGCCCATCCACCCCATCGAACCCAGCTCCAGCGCAGGTTGAAGCCCAGAACATCTGGAAGAGCATCCTGTCGGCTGACAGGACCTACACCACCCGGGGCACGGGCTCCGATGGCGCGGCCTACGAAATCAGCACCAACATTCGCGTGCGGGGGCCCATCCAGTTCGCAAACAATACGACCACCGCGCCCAGCACTCACAACTCTGTCGAGGTGAACACCGCTGTCAAGCGGAACAACGTGGCCTACTCCAACACCAGCCTGCTGCTGGCTGTCCGGCCTGCAGACCTGAGCCTGGCCGGCGCATTGGATCCCGTGAATGGGACCTGCGTCGCACCTGATTCGAGTACCCAGACCCCACCTGTGCCAACAACCGCCGCGCTGAACGCATCAGGCAGCCTGTTGAGCGGGGCGGAGTACGTCTACAGCTCCACCAGCAGCCAGTGCACGCGAAACAACGTCCTGCGAGCACCCGCGCACAACCTCACCTGGTCCTACGAAGCGGACGCTGGCCGCCCGCTTTTCTGCATCAACTACGCAACCACGAACCCGGGCGACAACCGGATGCAGACCAACTGCATCGAGGTTGCGCAGGGCAACAACGTAGCGGGCACAGCGCGTGTCACGCTGTCGGCTGGCCAGTTGACGCTGACTGCGAAGAACTATTGAGGCCAAAATAGCGCCATGCGCATCCTTTCCGCTGCCATCATTGCCGCGCTGACCAGCGCCGCTGCCTGGGCCCAGTTGCCAGATCGTGGCAGCTGGATGGCCGGCGGGGATGACGGCGGCAGCGGGCTGCCGGGTGGCGGCTTCAGCTGGTTCGTCGTCGGCTATTTCGTGGTGTTCGCCGTACTCGCTTACCTGGTGCCCCGTCGCTTCACGCAGTGGGTGGTCGGGGTCGCAGTGGCGATCCCCTTCCTGTACTGGGGCAGCGTGTGGGCAATGGCCGCTCTCCAGCGGTAGTTACTTGCCAGCTTCGGCCTGGTCCTCCGCAACCGCATCGATGAACTCCCGGTAGATGCCGGACTCCTCGGCCTCCAGTTTCTTCACCTGGGCCCGCTTGAAGGCCATCGAAGTGCTGTCGTCCAGCATGATCTCTTCGACCTCGTCACGGATTTCCTTGATGTGCTTGCTGCTGCGCTCCATCATCTTGACCAGGCCGAGCAGCTCGCCGCGCTGCTCTTCAACGCGCTCCCAGCCAACCTCGTCGCCCATTTTCTTGGCGCGGTCACGGTCCTGATCGGCTCGGCGCACGCCCTTGGCGGCGGTCCAGTACTGCCTGCGGTCATCACCGATCCTGTCCTCCCGCGCGAAACCCCGAGCGATGGGCATCTCCGACAGGTCCGGCATCAGCGCCGCGCGGTCTGGATCGTCGGGGGAGTCATAGTGCTCTTTGCCCAGACGGAGCAGGCCTGCCAGGTCCGCGGCAAACACCCCCGCCCCACCCGTCAGCGTGCGCGTCCAGTACTTCAGCGTCTCTGGGCTCACGTCCACCAGCCCGGCCTGCGTCTGCGTGCCCCCTGAAGCTGCATTGAGCTGGTCGGCGATGGTCTGGTACACCGAGGTTCGCGTGCTGCGGTACGCCCGCAGGTGTTCCGGCCGGCTCTCGTCGAACTTGCTGTCGGGCACGATGTCGCCGCCCAGGCCCGAGCGGTTCACACCGGCACGCAACGCGGCGCGCATCAGCTCGCCGCCGGCGACGCCGGGCACCAGCTCCACCAGGCCGCGCGTGTCGCCGCCGTCGGCATAGGGTTTGACCGGCAGGAACTGGTCAGCGAACAGCAGCGCCAGATCAAGCGCCACCTTGTCCACATCCTTGCCCTGCTGCAGGTCATGCGCCGCGTTGCCGATACCGAAGAACGCCCCCAGGCCGTAGGGCATGGGCAGCGTGATGTAGCTGTCCGCCCCCGTCCGGATGATCAGGTTCTTGGCCTTCACGTCTGGGCTGATGCGCTCCCATGCCTTCTTGTCTTCGTCGTCGCCCCCGAACTGTGCCTGGGCCAGTGCGTAGAAGAGCCCGGCCATGCCGGCCACCATGGCCCAGCCCTGCTCGCGGTGCTTGCCGTGCACCATGGCATCGGCCAGCGCGGCCGTGCCCTGGATGCTGGCGTTCAGGAACAGATACCAGCCGCCCACGGTGCGCGTGGCCTCGCCGTTGCGGTTGAAGTTCAGCAGCTCTTTGGCGGCGCTGGCGCTGGCCCGCAGGTCGTTGCCCTCCTGCTGCATGGCCTCGAAGACTGACAGCCGCATGGCCGACTCGCCGGCGCCGTTCAGGACCTCGATCAGCTTCAGGCCGCTCTTGATCGACTTGCGCATGGCCGTGCGCACGCCGCGCACCGTGCCGTCACCCCGGGCCGTGGCGAAGGCGCCGCGGGCATCATCGAAGGTGGCCTGCACGTCCTCGCCGATGCGCGCCAGGTCGCCCAGGTACGCGGCCCCCGTGCTGCCGCCCGACAGGCGGTATTGCGCCACCGACCCCGTGGCCTTGCCTGTGAAACCGTAGCGGATCAGCTTGGCCATCGCCATCGGGTAGTTCTTCACCGCCCGGGCCGACACGCCAGCGCCGTACTTGGCCGTGGTGATGGCCAGGCCTGCCGTGAAGTCGCGGGCGATGTTCTTCAGCAGGAACTCGGGGTTGTACGCCGTGTACGCCTTGGACAGAGCGCCGTTGATCTCGCGGTTCACCTTCATCAGCGTGGTCAACGACTCGACGCCCATGTGCTTGTAGGCCCTGGCCAAGCCCTCGTCGTTGAGCTGCACGCGCACGGCGTGGCCCTTCACGTAGACCTGGGCCTCGTTCGGCTGCAGCATGGGTGTAGCCATCGACACCACCATCGGGTCGGCCTTCACAGGCTTCACCTGCAGCTTCATCCCGGGGTTCGCACCCACAAACTGCAGCGCTTGGTTCGACGTGGTGAAAGTGTCCACCACGATGCCATCGGGCGTGCGCACCTCGTACATCGTCCCCTGCTTGAGCACCCGGCGGCGCTCGGGCTGGTTGATGGTGGCGATGTCTGGGTTGTTGAGCTCGTCCACCAGCACCAGCATGGCCTGGCCCACCTTGTTCTTTTCGGCGAGCATGATCGCCCGCTCGTGGTCGCGCAGGATGTTCTCGATGATCTTCTCATCCCGCGCGCCGTGGCCCAGGGCGCGCTTCTGGCGGCCGTCCACAGACAGGCCCTTGCCCACCCCGCCCTTCTTGGCTTCGTCGCCGCCCTTGAGCGGCACGTAGTTCTTGTAGGCGGCGCCCCAAGCATCGGCCATCTCCTGGCTGATGATCCCCGCATCGAGCAGGATCTGCCGCGTGCTATCGGTGATGGCCTGCACCTCGGTGGCCAGCGCCGCCAGGCCCTGGGGCGCCTTGGCCAGGATGGCCTGGGCCTCGGCATTCGTCATACCGGAACCATTCTGGATCTTCGGGTCGATGCTCTCGATCTGGGCGTTGCGCTCCTCGGCGTGCGCCGCGTGCAGGTACTCGGCCACCTGCTCGGTGGTGAAGCCTGCCTTCTGGATCCGGTCGATCACCGGCTTGACCGTGCCCTCGCGGAAGTCTTCCACCCGCGTGGCCACGGTGCCGTGCATGCGCGCCTCGTAGCCCCACACGTCGGCCTCGCTCGACAGCTGGATGCCGTTGTCACGGGCCCAGTTGCTCAGCACGGTGATGCGGTTCAGCTTGTCCTGCATCACGCGTTGCACCTTGCGGAAACCCGTCTCGGCCGGCAGCGGCGATCGCGCGGGCGTAGCACCGGCAGCGGTCGCCGGCTGACCCTGTGCTGCTGGCGGAGCCGCGCGGCTGAACATCGGGCCAGCTTCACCGCTCGACGGCAAATCCGCCTCTGTTTTATAATTGGCGCGGAAGCCGACAGCTCGCCGTACCACCCCAGGCAATTGGAGCCTGGCAGTCGTGGCGAGTTGTCGGCTTTCCTCTTTGTGGGCGTACAACAGGAGGCCCTTGCTCAGCCAGCCCGAAATGGCAGCATCGGCGTTGTCCTTGGGGTATGCAGTGGGGACGTACACCACTTCTGCCCGGCCCTGCCGGCCATTGGGCTCGACAGCCACCACGACGGGCTTTCCGCTCACCACCAGGCTCGTCACCATGGTGAACCGTCCGGGCTGTGTGTCGCTCTTGAAAACCAGCACGGGGTTGGCCATCAAGCTGCCCAGGTTGTTCAAGTCCGCGCGTGGCACGCCGTGCTCGATGTGCATCTTGGCGATCAAGTCGCGGTTCGTGAAAACAGGCTTTCGTGCCACCCCCAACATCTGCAGGACAGCAGGGGTTTCGATGCCGAGCGGGACCTGTACGCGTAGCGCGTCTCGGTCATCCTTGACCCCCGCCGTGATGGCTGCGCGCACTTCGGCCGCAAAGTCCACTGCTTCGCCGTCCCGGCTGTACTGCACGTCACCGGCGATTTGGTCCCCAGCATCCGCAGCACCGTCCAGCTCGCCAGCATGGTCAGGGTTCTCGCGCTGCGCGATCGCGAATCCCAGGTCCACCAGGTCCTGGGCGGCGAAAGCCTCGGGGTTGCTCATAAGCTTGCCGAACACCTGCTGGATGGCGTGGCGGACGCGCGCCATCCAGCCCTGCACCGTGGTGATGGGCCGCATGGCCGTGGGCGTGATGCCCATCTCGGTGGCCACCTGCAGGGCATAGGGGAACAGCTCCTGCGTGGAGTACTTGCCGGCGTCGGCGCCAGCGGGCCGCGAAGACTGCACGCGCGCGGCGGCTTCGTCGTACACCTGGCGCTCAAGGCTGCCCTCTGCCGCAGTGGCCCAGCCGCCGATGGTGTCGTGCAGCAGGTCCCAACCCTTCTTGCCCAGCACCGCCTGGCCGTGCTTGTGCATCAGCTCATGGGCGGCCACGGCCACTTCTTGGCCGGCCTTGATGTGGTCGGCGATCAGGAACACCGTGCGGCTGAGCGGGTCGTAGAACCCCGCAGCCCGGCCGCCCTGCTCGGCGCCCATGGCCACGGGGCCGATCAGCGGCTCCCAGTCGGCCTTGATCTGGCTCGAGGTGGCTACCACCACGCTGCCGAGGCCCCCAGGCAACCGACCGTTGCTGCCCACCAGTTGCTCTACGGCCGCCTGCACCGACTCGATAGTGGCGGTACCTGTGGCCCTCAGGATGGCGGCGGACAAGTCCGGCGCCATCTCGCGCGAGTACTGCGAGTCGTCAGTACCGTAGAGGTCCAGCCCTCCCTGTCGGCGGTCTGCTTCGCGTCCCGTGTTGATGTCTTGTGACCCGAGCTCGAAGCCCTCAGGGCCCGGCGCAGCATTGCGTTGTTCGCGCTCCTGCTCGGCACGGCGCAAGCGCTCGTCGTGCGCGGCCTGCTGGTTGGTATTGGGGGTGTCGCCCAGCAGATCGCTGCCGGGCTGGCCGGTCAGGTCTTGCGCTGCTGCGCTGCCGCTTCGGCCTGGCGCTCCCGCTCGTGACGACTCAGCAGCATCGCCGCCGCGATCTTCACTGCGGCTGGCGATGGCTTCTTCGAGCCTGGCTTGGGCTGCTCGGTTGTATGCGTCTTGGCTGGAGTTTGCATGGTCGCGAACAATATCGGTCAATACCTCAGCGGCGTCAAGGCCCTTGGCCTCGAGCATCGCCAACAATGCGTTCACTTCGGCCTGCAGAGCCGGATCGGCATCGCTGAAGCCACTGGCGTCGTAGTCCTCAGCGGTGAAGGCGGTGGCCTGGTCGAAGGGATCGGGCTCACCGTTCCACTCCGCTTCTTCCTGCATGGCCAGAAAGTCCTCGAAGCGTGCGCTCTCCTCGGCCTGCGCAACGCGCTCCCACCCCTCCGGCGTGTACTGCGGCTGGGACAAGCTGCGCTTGACCAGCGCCAGGGCATCGTTGTTGCTCGCGCCACGCTGCAAATAGCCCTGGGCAACCAGCTTTTCCGTGGCCTGTTCGATGGTCAGCCCCTTGCCTTTGCCTGCGTACAGCGTGCGGTTTCCCACACGAGGATTGCCCTCGACCCCCAGGTCAGCCCGGGCCGCCTGGTTCATGCCGCCCTCAGCGGCGATGAAGGCATGAGCAGGAATAGGCGCACCCTTCGCGCTGGTGTTGGGGTTTCGCAGCCGCTTTGCCGCATTGGCCTGGGCGGCCAGCTGCGCGGGCGTCTTCTCGGCCAGCGCGTAGCCGCCATCTACGGCGACAACCCGCATGGTCGGCTGCAGCTTCTTGGCGGCCGCCGCTGCATTGCGTGTGGCGAAGGGCTTGCCGCCACCATCCAGCGGCACGTTGTCCAGCCCCAGGCGGCCGGCTGTGCTGCTGGGTACTGGCGCCCGGGAGGTCGCAGGGCCTGACGCTCGCGCGAACGCTATGTCAGCCACGTCGGTGGTTCGGGCTCGCGCTCCGGGTACAGGGGCGGCCGGTACTGCCGCATCAGATCGCGCGATCGCGGGCGCGGTGCCGGCGCCTGGGGTGGCGGTGGGCTGGGATGCTTGCGCTTGGCGGGCATTTGCTGCCTCCGGTGCGGTGACTGCTGGGGCGGGCGCCGGGGCGGCGGGCAGACGGAACGCATGGCGCGCCTGGGTTGCTACGGTCTTGCTCACGATCACGCCCTTGGGCGCACCACGGATGGCCCCCGCCGGCACGCCAGAGGCAACCAGGTGCGCGCGCACCGCCTTCGCATCGCCGCGCAGCTCAACCTGGCCGCTGGGGAGGTCGACCATCTCCACCGGCGGCGGGGGCGCAGGCGATGGCTGCGGCTCGGCACGTTCCTTGATCTGCGCTTCCAGGCTGCTGTTGTCGGCGCCGCGATCCGGCACCGTGACCGCAGGCGTGTTCTCGCTGGGCAGGTTCGGCGCCACGAAGGCCTGGGCCCGTCCCAGCAGCTCGGCGGTGCGCTCGCGCTCTGCGGCCGTCAGCGGGGCTTGGCCCAACGTCTGCAGCTGCCTATCGATGGCTGGCAGAGTGCGGCTCGCCGCGTACCCGTTAGCCTCGCCATAGCTCGCCGTCAGGTCATCCAGCACACGCTGGCGGGCCTTTACGGCCAGGGTGTCGGCCTGGCCCTGCTGCGTTTCGGCGGAGCTTGCCTGCGCGGTGGCAGCGGCCCGGCCCTGGGCGGACTGCTCATCGGCTGCCACCATGGCTTCGATTTGGCGTGTCTCGTCGGCATCTCGCGCGGCCCGTGCCTCGGTGGCCAGGCGCTGCACGTCCGCCTGCGTGGTGGCCGGCTCGGTCTGTACCTGGGGCGCAGCACCCGGCTCGGCATCCAGCAGGGCCTGCGTGCGGGCGCGGGCAATCTCCTGCTTTTGCTGGGGAGACAGCGGGCCAGTGGCTGGCTGGGCGTCCACGGCCGGCGCTGCCGGCGCCACCGTGGCGGCCTGGGCTGGCGCCTGCCCGGGGGCGGCGGGCTGGCCGGGGCCGCCCAGTTCGGAGCGCGCCATGTCCACCGCAGAGGCGATGCTGATCTCGCCCTCTCCGGCGGGCTCAACACGGTCCGCACGTGGCGCTGGCGGGACTGGAGGCGCTTTGGGCGTGGTGGACTGGTCTTCCACGCGCGGCGCGCCGAAGTTCCCCGCCACGTCCACGCCACCACCAACCACCGCCCCCAGCGTGCCGGCCACGGCCAGGCGCTTGCCAGCGTTGGTGAAATTGGGCGTCTCACCGGTGCCCACGGCCTCGCCCGTCACCTGGCCAAGCTCCTCGCCAACCTCCTGCAGACCCTCGCGCGCCGCACCCTTAGCCACGCCCATGGCGCCGCCCTTGACGACCTGCCCAGCCGCCTGCCGCGCCAGCGCAACCTCGGCGCCCCCCCCGGTCAGTTTGCCGGCGATCACGCTGAAGGGCACGGTGATGCCGGCCGCCTTGTAGGCATCCTCCATGGGCACGCCCTTGTCCACCAGCCCGGCGAACACATCGGCGGCGTTCTGCGCTGCTGTGGCGCTGATGCCGGCGGCCTTCTGCGCAGTGGCCACGCGCGAGGCGAGCGCGGCCGTGTCGAGCGCCGCAGCTGCCTTGCCGGCCGTTGCTGCCTTCCCGGCCAGACCAGCCGCGCCCACCGGCAGCAGCATGCTCCCCAGCGTGGGCAGCACCTGGTCAGCCAGCGCGCCCTTATTGTTCAGGAGAGCGTCCTTGATGCCCACATTGGGGTCGGCCATGTCCCGCTGGAAATTCTCGCGCTGCGCCGCCGCGCGATCAGACCCGACCATCGACCGGATGACGCCAAGCCGCTCCTCCATGGAGTCCGAAAGGTCCTTGCCCACCGCGTCTCCCGTGGCAAAGCGGGCCAGGTCGGCCAAGCCCTTGACGGCTGTGCCGCCGACTTGCAGCACGCCAGCCGTGGTGTCCTGCAGCACCGATCCCACGGTCATGCCGGGCACCTCGCGGCGCGCGGGCGCCTTTGCGGCCACTGCAGCGGCGGCCGGTGCCGGTGCTGCCTCCGGCGCGGGGGCTGGCTGCGGCGCTCGGAGCTTCAGGTCATCGGCCACCGAGAACACCGTGTTCAGGTAGCCCTGCGTCTCGGCGGGCGCGCGCCCCCGCCAGTCGTCGGCATCGAAGGCCTTGTGGTNCCGCTACGGCCTTGCCGTAGTCGCCGCCGAACTTCTCCAGGTTGGAGCGCATGTAAGCAGCCATACCGAAGATCGACTGGATAGGGTCCGTGGGGTCGATGCCGAAGCGCTCGGCCGTCGCCGGCATGAACTGGGCAATGCCCACTGCGCCGGTGCGACTCTTCACCTTTCCGCTGATCACATCGGGGCGGAAGCCGCTCTCTGCGAAGACCATGCCACGCAGCACGTCCGAGTCCACGCCGTATTCCTGGCCGGCGGCATCGAACACAGCATCGAACTCGGCTGGCACGCTGGCCTTGCCGCGTGCTGGTGCCGGCCCGTGATCCATAGGGGCGCGGACGGGCGCCACTTCCTCGTCGGGCAGCGCGTCGAGGGAAACGCCACGGGTAGCGAGCTGAAACAGGTTCATGGCTTCTTCAGGAAGGATCCGGGCTGGTACTGGAACGCCTTGGCGGCTTCGGCGGGGGAACGTGGCTTGGGCAGCACGGTGGTCGGGCTGGGGGCCTTGGCGGTGGCACCCGGCTGGTAGTCGTTCAAGGCCGGTGCCAGGGCGGCGCCGTCCATGGCATCGCGGCGCGATTCCATTTCCTGGATCCGCGTCTGCAGCGCTGGCTTGTCTTTCGGGCGCGCCTCGCCCAGTTGCTTGTAGGCGCCAGCGATCTGGCGGTCCAGCGCCCGCGCGTCTTGCGCCTGGCGGTTTGCGCCGGCATTGGTCACCGTGGCTGCTGTACGCTCGCGCGTGGCGTCTATGCGTTGCTGTGCCAGGTCTTCCTTCCCGCTCTCGTCCTTCGTACCGCTGTACTTCTGGAACGCCCCTGAGGCTTCGGGCAATGACCCGCCGCGCTGCATGACCTGGGCGGCGTTGGCCGTGCCCAGGTCGTTCAGGCCGAACTGGCGCTCAGCCTTTGCGTGGTCGTCCAGCTTGGCCGGGTCAAGGAAGGCCGTGTAAGCCCGCTGCAGTGCCTGCGTTCCCTTGTCGGCGTCGTACCGCGCGCGCTCCAGCGTGGTGGTCGGAGGTGCGGCCTCCATGTCGCCAGCGCGGTCGTAGCGTGCGAAGTCGCCGGGCGTGGCTGCAACGCCCACCATCCGTGGCCGGTTGAACATCTTGTCGGCCATGCGATCGGCCGCGTTGTCCCCGTGGAAAGTGCGCGTCGCCGCGACCACGCGATCCTGTTCCTCGGGCGTCTTCGCCTGCATGGCTAGGGCCGCCAGGTTGATGCCCTTGCCCCCACCGCCGCCCCCCGCTCCACCGCCCAGCTCAGACCGCATCTGCATCATCTGCTCCTGCTGCATCAGCTTGTCCTCGGCGCGCTGGCGCTGCAGATCAAGCGCTCCCTGCTGCCGCTCCTGCATGAGCGCGCGCTGGCTGGCCAGCCGTTCCTCATCGGCCGCCATGGCCGACATGCCAGAGCCCACGCCCTGCAGCGTGCCGCCCAACAGATTCGCGAAGAAGCTCATTGCATACCCCCTTGCTGCGCCATCTGCGCCAGGTTCATGCCCGCAGGGCCTGGCGCTGGTGGTGGCTGCTGGCCGGCGGCCTGCGCGCCTTGTTGCGCCTGTTCAGGCGACGGCAGCAGACCCTCTTCCGCATCCATGCGCATGTACTCGGCAATCGACTCCTGCATGACCTGCTGCAGGAAGCCTTCGATCTGATCGTCGGGCACCATGCCGGTGTCGTTGGCCAGGCCGGCGATGTCCTTCACGAACTGCACGCCCACATGCAACATCACCGCAGGATCGATGGGCTGGCCGGCCTTCTCCGACTCCATCGCCAGGAAGCGCAGGGTCTGAGTGCCGAACTTCACCGCCGCGCCTGCAGGGTCGATGTCCATGGCGGCCTTCCATTCCTCTGCCGATTCACCCAGAAGCTGGCGCGCGCGGCCCAGCAGCATGTCGAACTGGGCCTGCTGCTCGGGGGTGGCCGGGGTCTTGCCACCGGTGGTACCAACGGTCGGGTCTGCTGCGGGATCTTGCTCAGGCGCACCCTGGGCCATTTCGTTGAGGTTCATGGTGGTCCTTTACTGCACGATGCGGGTGGTGGCGGTGCTGGTGTAGCGCTTCTTCTGCCAGTCGAGCTTGTCCTTCTCGGCCTTGGCATTGGCCGCGCCGCTGATGCCGCCGCCCACGCCCTTGATCAGCTCGCCCACGGCCTTGTCGTTGCTGAGCAGCTTGTCGAAGAAGCTGCCGGGCTTGGTGGCTGGCGTGCTGCCGGTCGTCTTGGGCGGCTCCACGCCCTTGCTGATATCGCCGGCCTTGAGTTGCTGACCTGTAGTGGCTTTGGCTCCAGCAGCATTGGTGCCTGTGGCATCCTGGTTGGTGACCACGTTTTGAGTCGCGGAGGCCTTCGCTCCTGCGGCGTCAGAGGCGGCTGCGCCAGTCTGCGCGGTGCTGGAAGTGTTGGTCGCTGCTGTAATGGCCTTGGTATCCGTTCCCACTGGGGCGGTGCTGTCCAACAGGTTCACGCCCTTGGCTGGTCCAATGGAGTTGAGCTCCACCGAATTCATGTCGCCTGGGCTGTAGGTGCTGTTGCCCAAGCTGTCCGTGGTGCCCGAGAAGTCGCCCGTGGTCAGTGCCCCGACGCCATCCGCCAGGTCGAAGGCACCCGCCGCCGAGTTCGCGCCGAAGGCGTTGGTCCCGTCCAGCATGGCCTTGGTACTCAGCGCGCCGCCTGCCTCGGTCAGGCCCGCAGCCCCCTCTGCCCCGCTGCCAAAATCAAATCCGCCGTTCACAGCGCCATACACCGCCCCCGCGACGTTGGCGATCATCACAAGATCCTCGCCGAACACTTTGGAGGCTGCTTTGTTGATTTTGTTGTTGACGCCGCTCACCTGGAAAGCCACCGAAACGGCGGCGGAAACGATGGTGGTCGCAGCCGCGGCCCCCACTGCAGCAGTCAGACCTACAGCCCCCGCAATGCCGGCAGCAGCACCCGTGTAGCTCAAAAGAATGGGGACGATGATGGCCATGGATCAGCTCTCCAGTGCGGACACGTAAGCCGTGCCCATGACGCCAAAGCCGCGGCGGGCCATGACCTTTTTGAAACGTGCCGCATCGGCGATGCCGGCGTAGTCGTGCACCACGAACTGCACAGCACGCATGCGCGTGGCCCAGCCCTGCAGCGCTGCCAGCAGGCGCAGGCCCGAGCCGTCCTCGGCGTACCAGAGCAGTTCGTAGGCGGTCTGCCGGCGGTTGAAAAGACCGGGCTGCACGATGCCCGCGATCAGGCCGCGC